GATATATACTATCTATTCTATCTAACAGTATCTATCTATCTATCTACTATCTAACAGTATCTATATTCTCTATCTATGCTATAGGAGATAGACAATGAGTAAGTATGAAATTGACTTCTATACACAAGTGCAGGGTATCCCTTGCGGGGTGTATATCGAGGACTACGAAGAGGACGAGTTCGGGGTCTATTTTGACCCTATTATCACCGACCGCCGGGGCTACGAAGCGCGGTGGATCACCAACAAACTGACCGACGAGGATAGGGACCGTATCAACAAAGAGGTTATGCAGCATGTTAAAGACGAAAGGGACGAGTTCAAAATCGACAAGTGGATCATGGCTCACGAGTAAGTCGTGCAGGAATTGCAGGTACTATGACCATTATTGGTGCTGGTGGCACGACACACCGGCTTGCCCGTTCGCGGTTTGCGACGAATGGAAAATTAGGGAGACGAAAGATGACGACAAGTGATAATAGTTGGATGGCCCGCTATAATACCCGTATCTCTGCCGCGTGGCGTGCAGGCGACGACGAGGACGCGGAGTGGCTGGAGAAACACCGGCAAAACCTGCTCAGGCCGACACACACGTTGCATGTTGAGCGATTGGACCAGAGTGCGACCATCCCTACTAGGGGCAGCGAGAAAAGCGCAGGACTGGACTTGTACGCGCTGGAAGCGGATTTAGTACCAGCGGGAGGTCAGCAAGGCATCCGCACTGGCATAGCACTAGACATTCATGACGGTCATGTGGGCATGATCTGGCCCCGGTCTGGTTTGGCTGCTAATTATATGATCGACGTGATGGCCGGGGTCGTTGACTCGGACTACACCGGGGAGATCATTGTTATTTTGAGGAACCATTCTGATTCACAGTTCAAGGTTTACGAAGGCGAGCGAGTTGCACAGATTGTTATTCAGAGTTACAATAAGTTGGAACCTGTAGAAGTTTCAGACATCAAGCGGGCCAGCGAGAGAGGTGACTCTGGCTTTGGCTCGACCGGGAGGTTTTGACATGCGTTGCCGGTGCTGCAACAGAATTCAAACGCCACAAGAGGCAAAACTATACAACGACTTCTGCAAAAAGTGCTATGAGATCAGCACTAAGCCTGACGATGACCACGACGATCAGGGACTAGACCCTGTCAACTGGGACGAGGGCTGGCAGCATGTCGACTAAGTACGCAATCACGGGACAGCCGTGCCCAAAGTGTGGAGGCTCTGACAGTGTTGGTATACATCATGATGGCAGTGGCTATTGTTTTTCTAACTGTGGCTATCTTTCAGTAAATGCGTTAAACGGTGGCAATCAACCAACAAAATCAAGGCAAATTAAAATGAGTAGTCGATGGGACGTGCAAGAGATCGCTGGCTATCCGCTGGCTGATTTAACGCACAGAGGCATTAAGCAGGAGGCGGTAGAGAAGTTCACTGTCCGCCAACCGGTCAAACCAGAGAGCGGCGACCCTGACCGCCAAGCAATCTTTTTCCCTAGCGGCAAGGGCACTGGTTATAAGCGCAAGAATGCGCTGATTAAAAAAGACGTAGAGGTGGTTGGCGATTATGCTGGGTTATTTGGTCAGCAGGTATTTCCCCGAGGCGGTAAGTTTCTCATCATCACAGAAGGTGAAGAAGACGCGATGGCCCTTTGGCAGTCGTTCAAGGCTGCGGGCAAAGATTACTCGGTGTGTTCGCTACCTAACGGCGCAAGCTGCGGTGGTCTGGACAAGCGTGAAACTTGGGATTACATCACATCCTTTGATGGTGTACTGCTTGTATTTGATTCAGACGAGCAAGGGCAAGAAGGGGTAGAGACTTTTGCGTCACTGTTCGCTACAGAAGTTAAGTTGAAGGTAGCGGAATTACCCGATGGTTGTAAGGACGCTAACGATTGTGTAAAGCAGGGCAAGGCCAAAGAATTGCTTAGGGCTTGCTATCAGGCCAAGGAATATCAGCCAGAAATGGTTATTCCGGGGTCTGATATTAGCTATGACATGATCCGCGAGCCAATCAAGTCTGGCTATCACTTCAAACAGTTCCCCGAGTTCTCTAATAAGTTAGGTGGTTTGCGTGATGGCGAGCTTGGCATTGTCATGGCTCCGCCCGGCGTGGGCAAATCGACTTGGGTCGCAGAGATGGGCTATGAGTTGATTAAACACACCGAAGAGAAGGTTGCTTGGCTGTTTTTGGAAGAGGACTTGAAAAAGGCAACGCAACGTTTAGTGGCGCTCGACAACAATATCCCGCTGCCACGTTATCGACTTAACCCGAACCTTATTCCAGAAGATACTGCAAAGGAGAGTTTTAATGACCTTATCGCAAATAGCCGTACTTGGTTCATTGATCTCGGTCCTTCTGGCCGTCTCAGTGTTGACCGTCTGTTGCATCTACTCCGTTATTATCATGCTCAAGGGGTAAAGCGGTTTATATTTGACCACATCAGCATCCTTTTCTCGCACGATGAGCGGGATAATGAGAGGAAGTTGATTGACAACGTGCTGTCAGAGGTTGCCGCGTTCTGCGCTGCAACAGGCTCAAGCATGATTATGGTTGCTCACATCCGCAGGATTGACCAGCACATCTACGTCAAAGACGAGGTGTACGATGCTCAGTGGCTCTATATTGACCCGGCTTCTGCCAGAGGCTCAGGCAGTTTTGAGCAGTTGGCGTTCTGGATCGCAGCCCTAGAGCCTGAAAAAACAGAGGACGAGAAAAAAGGTAGGGTGCGTATCAACGTCAAAAAGAACAGAGAGTGGGGCTTTACCGGGCCGACAGACGTGGTGCAACTTAATCAAAACACAGGAAGATTGGAAGTATGCGGGGTGCCAGAATATGACTACTAAGCGTATGTTAGTGGCTGACATCGAGACGGATGGATTGCTAGAGAACATGACCACGATTCACTGTGCAGCTGTCAAGGATTACTTGACTGGTGAAGTCACAGAGTACGGCCCCGATGAGATCGAGCAGTTTGTCCGGTCTTTGGAGGGTCAGGTTGTCATTGGGCATAATTGGATAGGATTTGATAGCATCGCTATTTACCAGTGGTGCGACATGAACGACCAGAGATTTATTGGTGAGTTCTATCCAGAGCCGGAGATGGTGATTGATACACTGGTCATGTCACGCCTGCTGAACCCTGACCGTGAGCGACCAGAAGGATTGACGCAGCGCGTAGGCTCGCACAGTCTCAAAGCGTGGGGCTACCGCCTTGGCATCTACAAAGGCGAGTACGGCGAGCAGGATGGGGCTTGGGAATCGTTTAACGAAGACATGTTGGCATACTGTGTACAAGACGTTGAGGTGACGACAGAAGTATACAAGGCATTGTTAAAGGAGATGCAAGGGTGAAAGTAGATTGGCGTACACCGATGCGGATTGAGCATAAAGTGGCTGAGATCATTGCCCAGCAGGAGCGCAATGGCTGGCCCTTTCGTGCCGATCTAGCGCGGCAGTACGTCGAGCAGCTTGACGCTGATGCCGATGCTATCTACCAAGACATCAAGAGCCTGCTTGGACACTACTATGTCGCCAAGAGCGTGGTTGACAAGCCGTTCAAGAAGGACGGCAGTCTGACTAAGATGGCAGAAGACTACGGTGATGTAGGCGGACCGTTTGGCCGCATCGAGTGGCACGAATTAGAGTTGACGCAACACGCAAAGGTCGCAGAGCGGCTTGTGCAGCTTGGCTGGCAGCCTACTGCTTACACTGCCACAGGTGTGCCGCAGATAAAGCCTGACGGTGAGCCATGTCCGAACCTAGACAAGGTTATCGACGGTCTGGGCAGCAAGCTATCCAAATACACCAAATGTGTACACCGCAGTAACCAGATCAAAGGTTGGTTGGAGGCTCTGCGTCCCGATGGCCGTGTACCTGCTGGCGCTAACCCCAACGGCACGAACACCGGGCGAATGACACACAAAGTTGTTGCTAATGTGCCCAAGGCGTCCGATGAGGTTTACTTTGGTGCTGAAATGCGCAGTCTGTTTGTACATCGAGGGGGTAAATATAAACTCGTAGGGTTTGACGCAGAAGGTCTGGAGTTGCGTATTGCGGCGCACTACATCAACAGCGAGGCGTTTACAGATGCGCTCATCAACGGTGATAAATCCCAAGGCACTGATCCACACACGCGAGTTTTGGACGCTTGTAGGCCATGCGGTGTGGAGACACGAGATGAGGCAAAGTCGTGTGTCTACAGCACTGTGTATGGCGCTAGTCCTCGCAAGGTTTCGTCGATCCTTAATCTGGATCAAGCAAGCGGAGAGCAGATCATTCAGGCGGTCGAAAGCGTTTTTCCGGGCATCTCTACACTGAAACCGAAAGTAGAAAAAGCCGCCAGCCGTGGTTACTTGATTGGACTAGACGGGCGCAAGATTTGGATGCGCTACGATGCTGATGGTAAATTAATGAAACACAAGGCGCTTAACTATCTTTTCCAGAGCGGCGGCGGTATTGCCATGAAGGTTGTATTGTGTATACTTGACAAGAAGATTAAGCAGAGAGGTTTGGATGTAACATTCGTAGGCAACATACACGATGAGGTGCAAGCAGAGGTTGCAGAGCACGATATATCAGGTTATAATAGTAGTGTAGATGAGGCGTTTGCTGAGGCTACACAGTTTCTCAACCTACGTTGCCCCCTAGCAGGCGAGGTCAAGGTAGGCGAGACATGGGCAGAAACTCATTAGAGGTGAAAGATGAGCAAACAGATTATCCAAGGAAAGATTGACAAGGTTCTTACAAAAGACTTTGGCGAAGAGGATCGCTATGGGAACCAGTATGCTGTCAACATCAATGTTGATGGCAACTGGTATGGGCTTGGCAAAAAGAAAAAGCCCGCTGCTAACGTAAAGCTGAACGGTAATTGGCATCAGTTGTCAGAGGGAGATGTTATTGAGGCAGTTTGTGAGACTGTTGAGCGCAATGGCCGCACCTACAACAACATCAAGGCATCAGACATTACTGTAAAAGAGGTTGGAAATGGTGGAAGTAATAGCGGCGGTGGTGGCGTTCGGGACGTTCGCCCTGCTCCTGTGGGTGGCAATGCGGTAGGCAACAACGACGACAGGCAAAAAGCAATCATGCGCCAGAGTGCCATGGGCTATGCCGCTAACATCGTGGCTTCAACTCTTACTAGCAAATCTAACTTAGAGGATGCTGCTCAGAAGGTTGTTGAAATTGCTGATAAGTACTTTGTGCCGTACGCAGAGTACGGGATGACAGAAGACGAGATGCGGCAGAAAGATCAGGAGCAAGAGCTACAGCAGGCTGCTGCTGATGATGATGACGGAGAGCCGTTCTCAGACGATATCCCTTTTAATTAGGAGGCGGCATGACAACCTCGTTAAAAACATGCTTTAAGTGCAAAGAGGAAAAGCCGGTTGATAACTTCTACCGGCATCCTCAGATGGCAGATGGAAGAGTTAATAAGTGCAAAGACTGTAATAAAAAAGACGTTAGAGAAAACAGAGCTAAAAAGGTTGATTACTATAGGAAATACGACAGAAAAAGAGGAAGCAGACAAGACAAGTCTTATAGAGACTCTTATAAAGAAAGATTTCCTGAGAAGTACAAAGCTCATTATCTATTAACAAACGCAGTTAGAGACGGAAGATTAAAAAAAGGGGTTTGCGAAAAATGTGGAAGGAAAGATACTCATGGACATCACAACGATTATTCAAAGCCCTTGGACGTGAGGTGGTTGTGTCCTCCTTGCCACGCAAAAGAACATCCTAAATTTTAATGTGTAACAGCCCCGGTAGCTCAACCGGATAGAGCATCGGCCTTCTAAGCCGAGGGTTGCAGGTTCGAGTCCTGCTCGGGGCGCCAATACTAGAAAGTCTATGGGTAAGACAAAGCGCAGACAACCAGACTGGATGAGGGACGACGAGCGATGGCTCAAGAAAGGTGGGAAGCACAAGGGGCCATCACGCAAGGCAGAGAAACAAGACTTTATGAGGGAGATAGATGACTACTTTGATAATCGACGCTGACTCTATTGTTTACGCTGCTGCCTTTGCGTCCCAAGACTGGGCTATCTTTGATGAAGATGGCAGGTTGTATGGCACCTACAGTTTAAAAGGGGATGCCAAAGAAGCGGCGGTCCATGCGGGTGATACGGTAGAGCCTTTTCCAAGGGGCGAGAGCGATGCTATCGCCAACTGTGATGCGATGATAGAAAACATCGTTGACCAGTTTGATTCAGTTGGTGCGATTGATGTCTGGCTTACTGTACCCGACCTAAAACGCAACTTCCGTTATGCAATTAGTGAGGACTATAAAGCTAACCGGAAGAACTTTGAAAAGCCGTTTCACTACCAAACAATTAGAGACAGACTGATTGATTATTGGGATGCCAAGATCAGCAGAGAGGGCTGGGAAGCAGATGACGAGCTTTCTGCGGCTGGATGGACTCATTGGCAACATGGTGACTGGTCTGAGCATGTAGTGCTTTGCTCTATTGACAAAGACCTAGACACCGTTCCCGGCTGGCACTATCGCTGGCCAACACACAACAAAGAGGGGAAACACTATAAGGTAAGCGAAGAAGACGCTCGGCACAATTTCTGGTGCCAGACTTTAACAGGAGATACGGCAGATAACATACGCGGCCTGCACCGTATCGGAGAAAAGCGAGCAGATTCTATACTTAAATACTGTAAATCAGATAAAGAGTACTACAACACTGCCCATAAGCAATGGCAGGTTAACCTAGAGAGGGAGGGCTACGAAGAAGAAGAGATTACTGAGCTTTTCCACACAACTTGTAAGCTATTGTATTTGATGAGAGGTGACGACGATGAGGGCTGGAGGCCACCAGAATGACACGAACTATCCTAGACATCCTAGAAGAAATAATTGCTAGTTACGAAGACGACGACGAAATCGAGACTAAACTTTTAGAAGACCTTAAAGAAGAAATTGAAACATCTTTATACGAAAGAGCTACAACTATTGATGTTCTAGCTGATATGTGGGACGACGACGATGTCGAGACCTAACAAAGAACCTAAGTATAGAAGTGGTTTAGAAAGAAGAGTTTGTAATAATTTGCGTAACAGACGTATCAAATTTAGTTACGAACCGTACAAACTAGATTATACAAAGGAGGTAAAGCAAGGATTCTGCCCGGAGTGCGGCAGTAAAGTAATGTTGAAGTGTCACCAGTACACGCCTGACATTGTCTTAGACAACGGTATTCATGTAGAGATCAAGGGCAAGTTTACTGGTGAGATGCGCACAAAGATGATCGCTGTACAGGAATGCAACCCTGACGTAGATATTAGGTTTCTTTTCCAGCGAGACGGTTGGTGTACCAAGAACCACAAGATGCGATATTCTGAGTGGTGCGAAAGACACGGTTTTGATTATGCCATAGGCGAGGTAATACCAAGTGAGTGGATCGACTAAAAAACACTTGTTTATCCCGGATGTACACTGCAAGCCAGAGACTGACAAGACGTACCTTCGGGCAATCGGTAACTTAATTGTAGACATGCAACCTGACGTGGTCATCCATATTGGAGATCACTGGGACATGGCGAGCTTGTCTTCCTACGAGGATCGCAGCTCTGCTTATTTCCACGACAAGACTTACGCTGACGATGTACAAGCGGGCCTTGATGGGATGGACGAGCTGCTAGGTCCGCTGATGGCCTACCAAAAGCGCAGGACGATTAACAAAAAGAAGAGGTATGATCCTCGGCTTGTGTTCTGCCTTGGTAATCATGAGCACAGGATCAGCAGGGCTGTTCACAAAGACCCAAGGTTAGAGGGTACGGTGGGCTACCACGACCTACAGCTTAAAGAGTTTGGTTGGGAGGTTCACGACTTCTTAGACATTGTAGAAATTGACGGTATTTTGTACAGTCATTACTTTGTCAATCCGCTGTCTCTTACAAAGAACCCCCTGTCCGGCAACATTGAGAACCGATTGCAGAAGGTAGGGCAGAGTTTCAGTCAAGGCCATCAACAGGTGTATCAACACGGCATGATCCACGATGCCCTTGGTCGATCAAAACTGGGGCTGGTCTGGGGGACATGCTATGAGCATGACGAGGACTATCTAGGCCCTCAAGGAAACGCTAGGTTTGATGGAGTAATGATGAAAAATGAGGTGAGCAACGGGTTTTACTGCGGAATGCCTCTTAGTCTTAACTACTTAAAGGATAAATACCTATGAGTAACGAAGAGAAAGATTTGGATTTTGAAGTTGAACTGACGCCTGACTTCGAGTCTATGGGTTATGAGTTGGCTGGGTCTATTGAGTTTTATGAAAACCCCGAGACTGGTGAGGGTGCTTACAGAGCCATGTTGTTTACAACAACACTAGAGGATCATTTAGAGAAAGATCAGGATTATACAACTGGACAGACTCTAGTGATGGTTACGCAATCAATGCTAGAGGAGTACCTTACTAGAGAGGTACATTGATGGATGAACTTAGAGAGGACTATATTGACAAGGTCATTGACTACGCAAAGCACAGCCCGGCTAAGTTTAGGCACGCAGCAATCTGTTTGGACAAAAAAGGACAGATTGTTAGTTGGGCTACCAACTCTAGAAAAACTCACCCACTTCAAGCAGAGTACGCCAAGCGGACAGGAAAGATAGAAAAAGTTAGTCTTCATGCCGAGATAGCTGCTTTGATTAGGGCTAGGGATGACATAGAGACAGTGGTGGTGTGCAGGATTAACAAGAATGGTGATCTTAGGAACAGCAGGCCGTGTCCTATATGCAGGCTTGCACTAGAGGAAGCAGAAGTTAAAGAAATTTGGTTTAGTACAGATAAGGGATTCGAGAAACTATGACGGAATCAGCAATTACAACAAAATCCGCAGAAATCCTGTCGGACATCACCACGTTTACAAAGTACTCAAAGTACATCCCAGAGATCGGGCGTCGGGAGACTTGGGAAGAACTTGTTGAGCGTAATATGTCTATGCACATCAACAAGTACCCTAAGATGAAAAAGGAGATTCAGCAGGTCTACAAAGACTTTGTGATGACCAAGAAGGTACTTCCTTCTATGCGTTCGTTGCAATTTGGTGGCAAGCCAATCCAGAACTCGCCTAACCGCATCTTCAACTGCGCGTATATGCCAGTGGATCATCCTGATAGCTTTGCTGAGGCGATGTTTCTGCTGTTGGGTGGTACTGGTGTAGGATACTCAGTGCAACGTCACCACGTCCGTGAACTGCCGAGTATTACTGGACCGTTGAAAAAGAAAAAGCGGTTTCTGGTAGGCGATAGTATTGAGGGCTGGGCTGACGCAGTCAAGATTCTCTGTGAGGCGTACTTCTACGGCAAGCCTCGTCCTGTCTTTGACTTCTCTGATATTCGTCCCAAGGGCGCTGCTCTGATTACTAGCGGCGGTAAAGCACCCGGACCACAGCCTCTCAAGGACTGCCTTCACAACATTGAGAAGGTGTTTGATCTGGCGCTAGAGGACGGTGGTCGAGGCGTACAGCTACGGCCTATCCAAGTCCACGACATCATGTGCTACATCGCCGACGCTGTTCTTGCTGGCGGTATCCGTCGTGCTGCTTTGATTAGTTTGTTCAGCATGGACGACGAAGAGATGATTACTGCAAAGCACGGTAGCTGGTGGGAGACTGCCCCGCACCGTGGCCGTGCTAATAACTCTGCGGTGATTCTGCGTCACAAGGTAGGCCGCCGAGATTTCGATCAACTTTGGGACAAGATCGTAGCGTCAGAGTCTGGAGAGCCGGGTGTACTATTCAGCAATGACAAAGACTGGGGGACTAACCCCTGCGCTGAGATTGGGCTTCGCCCGTACCAGTTTTGTAACCTTTGCGAACTGAACGTCTCGGATGTCAAGGATCAGCAAGACTTGAACGAGCGGGCAGCCGCAGCGTCTTTCATCGGCACGCTACAGGCTGGATACACGGATTTTCATTATCTGCGTGATGTGTGGCAGGAAACGACAGAGAAGGACGCACTGATTGGCGTAGGCATGACTGGCATTGCCTCGGGCGCTGTGCTTGATCTTGACTTGGAGCAGGCAACGAATGCTGTTCTGGAAGAGAACGAGCGTGTCGCTAAGAAGCTCGGGATCAACAAAGCGGCGCGTACCACGACTATCAAGCCTTCGGGCACCAGTAGTCTTGTGCTCGGCACCAGCAGCGGTATCCACGCTTGGCACAACGATTACTATATCCGCCGTATGCGTGTGGGTAAGGACGAGGCGATTTACAGCTATCTTCGGGACAACCACCCGGAACTGGTAGAGGATGAGTATTTCCGTCCTAACGATCAAGCGGTGATTGAGATTCCACAGAAGGCACCAGAGGGCGCTATTCTTCGGCATGAGTCTCCCATGGAGCTGCTAAAGCGTGTGAGTCGCTTCAATGAAGAGTGGGTTCGCACAGGGCACCGTGATGGCCAGAACAGCCATAACGTCTCTGTCACCGTGTCTGTCAAAGATGACCAGTGGCAGCAGGTCGGTGATTGGATGTGGAAGAACCGCAATCACTTTAACGGCATTTCTGTACTGCCCTACATGGGAGGTACTTACAAGCAGGCACCGTTTGAGGACATTACCAAGGAGCAGTACGAGATCATGGAGTCAGCCTTGTCTTCTATTGACTTGACACAGGTAAAAGAGGCAGAGGATAATACCGACCTGACTGGAGAGATCGCCTGCGGAGCGGCGGGCTGTGAAGTAACCTAGGAGTGTAAAGATGTCAAACGAAGAAATGAGCAATGTTAATGTTGATCCTGCTGAACAGCTTTATGATCTAGTCTCTGTGCTAGAGAAAATTTTAGAAACAGGCTTGCCCCGCAACCGAGCCGAAGCTGAAAAAGTTTTAGCGGAAGTAAAGGCAGCAGACCAAGAACTAGGATTTTAATACATAAAACTTGCAGAAAGTGAAAGTATTAAGGAAAAGTTGGGAGATATGGGCGAAGGCCATAGGCACTAAAGCCTACTCCGATAGCCGCAAGGCAGATGTGGTGGCCCTGATCCGCACAGCGTGGGTCATCCTCCACATTCTGACCTGCACCGCTATCATCACGAACGCTATTGCCAATCACGGGATAAAAGGTTTGCTAGGACTATGAAGTTAATCGACTACGGATCATCTAAGTGGGACACACACCAATCCGCGTGGGTTGTGCTTGGCGCGGATATATCAGACAGAGATATTTTTGCAGCAGAAATACACAAAGCTAGTGTTTGGCATTTCAGTCTCCTTTTTCAAATCGGAGGGGATTGTTTGATTGGCTTCTCGTTTGCTTTAGGCAAAATCACTGGCGGATTTACGATATGGGGTTACTGATGAAGATGGGAATAGTTGAAATTAAGTGGTTAGATTCTTGTGGATATGGCGACTGGCATGACAGCGACGCCCTTTATAGCATAAAACCTGAGACTATTACTTCTTTGGGTTATGTTGCAGAGAGGAGGGATGAGTATATAGTCATTACAAGTTCAATTTCCGATAACAAAAACAATCAAGGAACATTGGCCATCCCTACATCAGCCATTCTAGAGATACATTACTGCAGGAGGATTCAGTGAATGCAAGCTACATTGATTGATTCAATGGGTGGTGATTTGACTGCTGTCAATGCAGCAAGGGTCAGTTTCGCCAAGAAGAAGGACGTGATGGACGAGAAGGACGAGCGGTTGATCCGCTACCTAGCCAGTCACAAGCACTGGACACCATTCGGTCACATTATCCTACAGTTTCGTATCACAGCCCCGATCTTTGTTGCTCGGCAGTGGTATAGGCACACAGTAGGGTTTGCTAGGAACGAGGAATCTAGGCGGTACATTCGTAACGAGCCGTCTGTGTTCCACCCGACTAACTGGCGCAGTAAGCCAGAGGGCAGCATTAAGCAGGGTAGTGGGAGTGTACACCAAGATTCTCACTTTTGGGATAAAGACTACAAAAACTTGGTAGACCGCAGTTTGAGGTTCTACAACAAAATGATTGAGGACGGCGTAGCGCCTGAGCAAGCGCGTATGGTACTGCCACAAGGCACAGAGACTAGCTGGGTTGAAACCGCCAGCCTGTATGCGTATGCTCGACTTTGCAACGAGCGGATGCAGCCTGACGCTCAGGTAGAAATCCGTGATCTTGCAGAGATGGTTTACAACGAGTGCGCAGATGTGGCACCTGTTAGCTGGAAGGAGTTGACTTATGTCTGAACACACACCGGGGCCGTGGGCTGTTGGCCCAGACTTGGAAGTTGTTTATGAGCCGAATGGGTGCCGCGTAACTTATCCTTTAAGTATCACCTCCATGAAAGGACGAACAGATGAAGACCGAGCAAACGCCCGCCTAATCGCCGCTGCGCCTGAGATGCTAGAGAGTTTGAAGGACTTACTGACAGTCATGGAGCATTGTGATGAAGGGCAGTACCAAAGTTACCTTGGTTCGGGGGTTATTTTTGACACCGCCAGAGATATTGTTGATGACCTAAAAGGAGAAACGGCGTGAGTGAGCTTGAAAAGCTGGCTAAGAGCTTTGCGATTAAAGGACCAGATCATGACGGAATAATCTGGTTAGCGCTGAGCTGCAAAGACGAATTCAGGCTGCTGCTCTATCTCGGCAAATCCGAGGACTGGTTTGCTTCGCGCCTCGTTGAGTTTGAGGAGAGCCGACAAGCGGCACTTGAAAAAGCAAAGGGAGAGGCGGGATGAGTGGCGAGACAAGAAGCATTGGCGCTATCTGCGCAGACCTGAAAGCAAAGGGTGAAGGTGAAGCGGCTTTCGTTCTTGACCGGGTTGCTAATGCAAATGCGGAACTAGGAGAGACCAATATTGAGATGCTGGAGACATTGGAGTTGATTGCAACGTATCCAACAGAGGTTGATGTTGTTGATGTTGCAGAAAAAGCCATCGCCAAAGCCAAAGGAGAAACGGAATGATGATTAGTGAGCACGATTGCATGCACACCGATTGTGACATCTGTAACCCAGAATATTTCCCAACCAATATTGAAGAGCTTGCGCGTCTTGATGCTATTCGGAATAACCCACCTCCAAGAGTTGAAGTTTGGCCCGGTGACGAGTTGATGGATTGCCTTAATTATTTAGCGTATGGTGATAACACTTGGCTAAAAAGCGTGTACAATCATGATGGCGATTGGACTGGATGGATAGAGTAACAGTTATTGGAGAAACACAATGAGTAACTTGCACACCGATGACACATTTATGTGGGAGAACAAGCTGATGGGTTGTCCAGAGGAAGATTATGACCGTGTGCCACGGGAAGATCGTGGGGTCACAACAGAAGACCCGCTAGTGTGGCGTATCACGCATCAGAGCGGCCCGGCTGTTAGCCGCAAGCGAGCCATTGACGAACTATTGGCCGATTATGACCCTGACGTTATTAACGAAAAGGCTGCTGCTAAGTTGGATCAGGAAAAGGCTCTAGATGAAATGGCACAATGGGCACAGGCTAATGGCCTTTATGATGATTACGAGAAGGACGCCTATTTAGAATACGAGCTAAACAGAGAAACTGAAGAACTAAATTACGACTTTGGTTCTCTTTCTTCTGACTTCATGGATGCCCTAGATACGGATGACAATGTACACAGCCCAAGTCACTACAACACCGGCAGCATTGAGTGCATTGAGGCTATTGAAGAGGCCCTGACTCCAGAAGAGATGCGTGGCTACTTCAAGGGCAACTGCCTTAAATACCTATGGCGTGAGCGGTACAAGAACGGTGTTGAGGATTTGGAAAAGGCATATTGGTACTTGGGCAGGCTCATTGACAATCTGGAGGACTAGCGGTGATTACAGACAAGATTATTGAGCGAGTAAAACGATTTGAGGGCTTTAAGGATAAGCCCTACAAAGACACAGTAGGTAAGTGGACTGTAGGCTATGGCAGGAACCTAGAAGACAACCCGCTGAGTGTAGAAGAAGTGCTGGAGCTGTTCGATCGCACAGAGTTTAAGAACACTGGCATGGCAGACACGTTCTTTGAAAAATTACTGTTGCGCGACATTGAGCTGCACAAAGAGGATTTAGAGCAGAACCTTGCGATGTTCCCGATGTGTGACCAAGACGAACAGACTGTTTTGATTGACATGGCTTTCAACCTCGGTGTACCAACTTTGCTACAGTTTGATGGGATGCTGCATGCCATCGACAACGATGACAGAGTACAGGCTGCTGTAGAACTTCTTGATAGTAACTACGCAGAGCAGGTTAAGACTCGGGCTGCCGACAACGCAAGGTTACTGGCCGGTGGCGACTTCGAGAAAGTCAAGTCGCAGTTGAAAGAACAGAACTACGGAAGGTTTATGAAGATTGAGCCTTATCTATAGACAAAAGAAAACCCGCCGAAGCGGGTTAAATAACGGTCCTAAGGTAGTGTTAGGCAGTCTTATTATGGGCTGCCTTTCTTAACTTTAAACCCTTGCTTTCCAAACCACCAGCGAAGGCCGAAAGAGGCCGCTACAATGCCGAACATGACCATCTGATACCAGTATGGCATAGTAGTGACAAACTCTGCCCACGCAAGAGCCTGTGGTCTCAGAGACGGAAACCACCAAGCAACCAGCGGAAAGAAGATGATGATAGTGATGATCTCATCCTTGAGGCTATACTGTGCTTGCCGCAGAGCAATCAAGTCCCAAGTGGCCTCCATCTCAGCCATCTTCATCTGAAACGTCTTCTCAGCTTCGTACTTAGCCTTCTTGCTATCAATCCAAGACTTAGCAATCCCGGCTACAGCAGAGACAACACCAGACCAGATACTCATTACCGATCCACCTTGCCGTTCAGAGTGTCAAAGATTTGGCGCAGCAT